GCGGGGGATCGACGGAACCTTGAAGTCGACGCCATACGTTCACGTCAAAGGCGACAAACGGGAAACCAGGTTCCACAAGGTAAAAGAAAAATCCGATCGCCTGTTGGAATTCTGTTTGAAAAATCGACATCCACATTTTAAGCCGACGCAATCGATCGAAGTATCGAACCCCGACGGGTCAATGGTTCCGACCGCCGTCCAACCGAATACGGACAACCTGACGACCGAAGAACTGGAAGAACTAATCCGGTTGCAAAATCTTTTGCATGAACCGCCCGACCCCGTCGCGGGCTGAATTCGAAAACCGGACCCACCTGGACGCCGTCCTGGCTGAAAGGATGGAAACGGATTTCCATGCGTTCGTCCGAAACGCGTTTCCATACCTGGACCCGGTTCCGTATATTGGCGGGCGTCACATCGCTATTATGTGCGAATACCTGGAAGCGTTTATCGCCGGGGAAATCCCGCGCCTGTTGTTGAACATTCCCCCCGGCCATATGAAAAGCCTGACCGTGTCGGTCCTGTTGAACGCCTGGGCCTGGACGAAGCGATCGCGAACCGGCCTTCGATTTATGGCGACCAGTTACCGGGCCGACCTGGCCCTTCGTGACGCTGACAAAACCCGGCAACTGATCCGATCCGAATGGTATCAATCGCGATGGGGGAACATTGTCGGGGCGTTGCGCGAAACGAATCTGCAGATCAGAAAGGACCAGGACCAGAAAACACGTTTCGCCAACGAACACGGCGGATATAGATTCAGCACGTCGACCGCCGGGATCATGGGGGAAGGCGGCGACTTTGTAATCCTGGACGATCCGCATAATGTCGAACAGGCCGAAAGCGACGACAATCGGGACGCGATCGTCGAACGGATTCGAATGGCCCTTCCGACCAGGATTCGATCGAAGAACGGCGGGGCTTGCGTAATGATGCAACGACTTCACGCGCGGGACTATGCTGGCCAAATCATCGCCGACGGCGCTGAACTGGTTCACTTGTGTTTACCCGCCCGATACGAAAAGAAACATCCATTCGTTAGCGTACCCGTCACCCTGAAAAAGTCGGGCCGGAAGTTACCGGGCGATTTCAGGAAAAAGGAAGGCGCGTTGTTATGGCCAGAACTGTTTGACGAGGACAGGCTGTCGACGCTCGAAACGGAAATCGGAAGCTATGCCACGGCGGGCCAGTTACAGCAACGGCCAGCCCCCAGGGAAGGCGGGCTATTCAAACGGTCATGGTTCAAGGGGAAGTTTATGGACCGGGCCGACGTACCGAAGAAAGGGGCCTGGGTTCGAGGTTGGGACCTGGCCGCGACGGATGACCAGGCGACCGGCGGAAAGAAAGCCGCGTATACAGTCGGTTTGCTTTTGTTTTATGCGAAGCCTATGATCATCGTCGTTGACGTGGTTCGTCTTCGTGGATCGCCTTTAAAAGTTCGGACCTTAATGACCGATACGGGCGAAGCGGACGGGAAAGGCGTAATAATCGATTTCCCGCAGGACCCAGGGCAAGCCGGGAAGGCGCAGGCGCAGGACATCGCGGCGGACTTCCCCAGGTTCCGAATTTACTTTTCACCCGAATCCGGGGAAAAGACACTTCGGGCCGCCGCACCTGCAGCGCAGGCCGAAGCCGGGAACGTTTATCTAGTTCGCGGCGATTGGAACACGGTATTCCTGGACGAAATTTGTTCCTTTCCAGGGGGATCGTTTGCCGATCAGGTCGACGCCTTTTCCCGCGCATACCATAGGGCCGCCCGTAAACCAAAACCGCCCAGTTCCGGATCGGTTTCCGGGGCCGTTTAAACTGGCGACCGTGAGGGTCGCATAATTGGAGCCTTCACAATGTCGACATTATTACAAAACAAAACCGCCCCCCTGCAGCCAGGTATAACAACCGAACCCCAATCCACGGCGGGCGGGTCAGCGATCGCAACCCCGCATCCGGATTTTTCAGCACGTCAACCCGATTGGATAACCATGTTCGACACGAACGAAGGCCAGCGGCATATCAAGAGCAAAACAACAACATACCTACAGGCAACGTCAGGGATGACGGCGCTATCGGCGAACCCGAACGTCCTGTCCGACGAAGGGCTGGCGTTGTACGCGGCCTATTTACAGCGGTCGTTCTTTCCCGACCTGGTGAAGGAAACCGTCCGGGCGTTGACCGGCATCCTGGACAGGGAACCAGCAAATATTGAACTTCCGGCGGCCCTGGAAGATATGCGCGAAATCGCAACGCCGAAGGGCGAATCGTTAAACGATCTACTGGTCCAGGTCCACATGAATCAGCTTTTATACGGGCGTTTGGGCATCCTGGCCGACGTCGATCCAGGCCGGGACCTTCCGGTCCTGATCCAGTATCCAGCCCCCCAGGTTTTGAACTGGGACGACTTAACCGAAACCCTGAATAACAAACAGGTCGACGATCACAAACGATCCGAAGCGATCCGTCGGCTGTTAATGGCCGTGATCGACGAAAGCCGCTATGAACGCGACACGGGCGACCGTTTCACATGGAACCTTGTGTCGCGCTATCGGGCGTTGAGCCTGGGCGACGCTGGTTCGAATATCTATACAAGCCAGGTCGAACGCGACGGCGCGCTTCAAGCCGCGATCCAGCCTTCGATCCGGGGGAAAACGCTGGACCAAATTCCGTTCGTGTTTGTGAATACGACCGACCTGGCAACGAAGCCGGGGGAAGTTCCGTTGATCAACCTGGCGAATCTGGCCCTGGCGATTTACCGGGGCGAAGCCGATCATCGTTCGGCCCTGTTTATGTCCGGACAGGATACGCTGGTCCTGACCGGCGTCGACCTGGAAGCCAACGACGGCGAAAACCCGTCGAAGGATACAAAGCCGATTATCGGGTCGGGCGCATATCTGGCCCTTCCTGACGCGGACGCGGACGCGAAATTCATCGGCCCGGATTCAAAGGCATTACAGGAACAGCGGGTCAGCCTCGAAAACGATTACACCAGGGCAGGCGAAGAAGGAATTAAATTAATGTCCAGCGGGGCCGGGGCCGAAGCCGCCGAAACGTTGCGGATCAGAGTCGCAGCCAGAACGGCGACGCTTCAAACGATCGCGATGACCAGCGCGTCGGGCCTGGAATCGATCCTTCGAATCTGCGCCGAATGGGTCGGGGCCAATCCCGACGAAGTGAAGGTCGAACCGAATCTGGACTTCATTGACGAATCGAACGATCCGGGCGAACTGGTGAAATTCGCGGTCGCGAAAAAGGCCGGGACCCCGTTGTCCTGGAAATCGATCCACGGCTGGATGCGTCAAAAGGATTTGACCGAATTGACCTTCGACGAAGAACTGGAACAGATCGCCCTGGAAGATGACATCGAACAACTGGCCGGGAACGACGACGGCCTGGGCGAAGACGGCGACGACGACGACGACGGCAACCAGGGCAACCAGGGCGACGGCAACCAGGACGACGACGGGGACGACGACGGGGACGACGACGGGGACGACGATGACGGCAACCAGGCGTAAACCATGCCAACCAGCAACGAAGAAATTCGCGACGAACTGACCCGGCATAGAATCGGGACCATTCGCTTCGGGAACGGATTCGCCAAACGGATCACGGCGATCCTTAACCGGGCGGAACCTGAACTTCGATTGAAGCTAAAGGCCCGCCTGGATCGAATCGCCGCCCTGGGCTATGACCCTGGACCCGCGACAACGGCCCGCATGATCAAAACGGCGAAGCTGATAAAGGAAATCAACGACCCGACCTTCGCCGAAATTAACAAGCTGGTCCGTGAAGAACTGGTCGCCCTGGCCAAAGGCGAGAGCATATTCGCGGCGGGGGTCGTTAGCGAATCGCTTCCCGTGATTTACCCGGTCGTTTTACCATCGCCGCGCCAGCTTCGCGGGATCGTGTTCGCCCGTCCGATTGAAAACGAAGTCCTGGCCCAATGGTTGAAGCGTTACCAGGTCGGCGACCAGCGTCGAATCATGGACGAAATTCGCCAGGGCTTAGTCTTTAGCGAAACCCCGACGCAGATCAGCCGCCGCATATTCGGGACCAGGGCGTTAAACGGAAGCGACGGGGCCAGGGAAATCACCAGGCGCGGGGCCGCGACCCTGGCGCAGACAACCGCCAGCGCGATCCAGAACGGCGTTTATCAAGAGTTATACCGGGAAAATAAACGGATCATAAAAAAGGAACTTTATGTCGCGACGCTCGATTCCAGGACGACGCCGATCTGTCAATCCCTGGACGGCCAAACCTTCGAAGTGAACGACGGCCCGGTCCCGCCTTTGCATTTCAACTGCAGATCGGTCCGCGTCCCCGTCATCGATGGGCGACGCCTGGGTTCGAGGCCAGCGACGACAGCGACGTCGGCCAACCTGTCAGGATTGCGCGGGGCGCAACGCCGGACGGCCCTGGACAAGATGGTCGGACGCGTACCAGCCGAAACAAACTATCAACAATGGTTAGGCCAACAGAACGTCGCCTTCCAAAATGAAGTCCTGGGACCGACACGCGGGCGGCTGTTCCGGAAGGGGGAAATCGACCTTCCCGGCTTCGTCAATGACAAGGGTCAGCAGTTAACACTTCGCCAGCTTTACGACACGAAACCAGGGGCGTTTCAGCGGTCCGGGATTCCGGCCCCGCCTGTCGATTAATTGCAATCCGAAAAAACCGGGTATATGATCCCGTCCAAGTCCGACGAATATCCGCGAGGGATATTAGCAAATGCCACTTGAATCAGTGATCGCCGACAAGGCAACAATCCCCCAGGGACTAGAAACCTATTACATCGAAAAGGACGGAAAATTCGTCCTGGACGTGACGGGAATGAAAACCCAGGTCGATTTCGACGCATACGCCGAAGCCCTGAAAAAGCGATTCACTGACAGCGCGGCGGACTTAGCAAAGGCGAACGGGGGAAATCTAAGTCGTGAAGACATTTTCGCCCACGTTGACGAAGCATTAAAAAAAGGATTTGAACAACACGGCGCGAAGCCGAACGGGAACGACGGCGAAGGCGGGACAGGCGGCGAAGGGGGCGGGGACATTTCCGCGCGCTTGCATGACCTGGAACGCGACGCCGCGTCGAACAAGGACCAAATCGCCAAACTGACCCAGGAACGCGACGACGCTTTGGGTAAATCAAGGGATACAACAATTCGAAATACCCTGTCCGAAGCCGCAACCAAAGCGGGCGCGACGCCCGACGGGGTTCGCAACCTGGTAACACTGACGGAACCAAATTTCGAGATAACGCAGGACGGGACGGTCGTGACAAAACTGGACGCGAAGTCCGGAACGCCGAACCAAAGCGCGGACGACTTTTTCGCGAATGCTGCCCGTCAAAAGGAATTCCGAATGTTTTGGCCAGCATCACAAGGCGCGGGGGCCGATAATGACGGCACTGGCGGCGGCGGGGGCGGCGGCGATTTAGGCGCTGGAAATCCCTGGTCGAAAGCGGGCTGGAACATGACGAAACAAGGACAAATGGTAAAATCGAACCGCGTCGAAGCCGACCGACTTATGGCGGCGGCTGGCGTAAAACTTGGCGCGACCGTCGCAATCCGGTAAAGTGTCGAACAACTAAACCCGCCGACGCCGTGAGGGCTGGCAACAATTGGAGCCTTCACCATGTCAGAAGTACAAATCGCGGACGTCGTAGTCCCGGAAATATTCGCCCCCTACGTTCAGACCATGACCGAACAAAAAACCGCCTTGATCGATTCGGGCGTCGTTGTTCGTGATCCAGCCCTTGACGGATACCTGGCTGGCGGCGGGACAACTTTCAACGCGCCTTCCTGGCGCGACATCGATGACGATTCGAACATCCTTTCGGATCGCGTGTCGAGTGATAACCCGGCGACCATTGCGGTCCCGAACAAAATCCAAACGAACCAGGAACTAGCGACCCGGCTGTCGCGGAACCAATCCTGGAAAACTATGGACCTGGTCGCGGCCCTGGCGGGAAGCGATCCGTCGACCGCGATCGCGAATCGTGTCGCGGCCTATTGGCGTCGTCGCCTGCAGGCGGTTTTCGTTTCAACCTGGACCGGCATTTTCTCCGATAATGCCCAGGCAACGCCAAACGACGATCCGCGCGCAGGCATCACGAACAACGAAGTCCAGGACGATATGTCCGTCGATATTTCCGGGGCGTATACCCCAGGCGTTACCGACTTTTCAGCGGAAGCGTTTATCGATGCGATCACCACGGCGGGCGATAGTCAGGAAGATTTTACGACCGTAATGATGCATTCCATAGTTTACGCCAGGGCGCAGAAAAACAACTTGATCGACTTCGTTCCCGATTCGGTCAACGCGGACGCGGCGGGGATTCCGACCTTCCTGGGTCGACGGGTTATCGTCGACGACACCATGCCGAACGCGGCGGGCGTGTTTGATACCTGGATATTCGGTTCGCAGGCTTCCCGATGGGGCGTTGGAAATCCGAAGGTTCCGGCGGAAGTCGAACGCGAAGCGTCCGAAGGTAATGGCGGCGGTTCCGAATCACTCTGGTCGCGGATCGAATGGTCTATGCATCCGGTCGGGTATCGCTTCCTTTCTGGTTCAGTTGCTAACCCTGACGGCGGTCCCGACAATTCGGAACTGGCCGACGGCCCGAACAACTGGGCGCGGACTTTCCCCGAACGCAAGCAAATCAAAGCGGCCCGGTTGGTAACAACTGAATTTTAAACTGTGATAGCCTTGTCGAGGCCCGCCCAAATTCGGGCGGGCTTTTCCTTCCAATAGGGGACCCGACGAAATGACGAGTAAAAAAGATAGTGCCGAAGAAAAAGCGCCAGCACCCAAAACCGCCGCGAAGAAAGCGTCGGTAAAAAAACCGCCTACACAAAAGGCGAAACAAGCCGCCGACACGACCCGCCGCGCTGCAGCGGTCGACGAAGGTCAGGCGAATATCCCCCCAATTACCGAAGCCGAAATCGCTGAAAACGCGCGCCGGGATAATATCCGGGCCAGCCTTGAAGCGAACCAGGAAACCGTCGAAAACCTGGAATCCCAGGCCGACGACCTTCGCGAACAGTCCGCGAAACTGTTGTTATCACTTTACCCGCAACAAGGCGAAAACGATCCTCACCATGTCGCCGTCAAGGGCTTCCTGGCAGCATCGAGGGCCGAACGCGCGAACCGGGCATCCAACCCCGCGAAGCTGAAAGCATTAATTGAGAATATGCAAAAATCCCCGATCGACGCGGCAATGACGCGCCACACAAAGCGCGGGACCCGTCGTCCCGATCGGCCAATCAAAACGGCGGAAGGTTAAGCAATGGCACAAACAGCGGCGGCGGCTGCAGGTTGGCACAATCGCCAGCGACGCCGAACAAAGCAAAATCAAAAGGACTTCGCCCTGGCGGGATTTGAACCAGCGCCCTTTCGAATTATCGCCCTGGCCGTCAATGCTGGCGGCGGCGGTTATAACGTCGGCGACGAATTTCTGATCAGCGGCGGAACCTTTTCAATCCAGGGGCGGGGGTATGTCGTATCGGAAGCCGCTGGCGTCGTCACTGCCGTCGCGATCCAGATCGCCGGGGCCTATACGGTCGGACCAGGGGCCGGGGCCGCAACCGTCGCGCAGACCGGCGGCGGGAATGACCTGTTGACGGTCGACGTCACGCTTTCCGCGCTTTTCGATTTCGGGGCGGCTGCAGCGGGCGGGCTTTCCGCGAATACGCTGACACTTCCGGCGGATATCAAAATCAGTTTTGAATCTGACGCCGCCCTGGCCGCTGGTGATTTCGGCGTCCAGGTCGTCGGCGGGGCGGCCTATCTGTCCGCCGAATCTGCGCCAATTGGCGGATTTATCAATCTGCGCCAGTATTTCAGCAAACAGCAACAAATCAGAATCGCGCGGGCTGCAGGATCGCCAGCGGCGACTATTTCAGTTTATTTTTTAGGCCCGAAGTCCGAACGGGTCCAAATCGGAACGGTTTCATTTAGCCCGTGATTCGTGCAAATGATCGGGGTCGAATGTATTATCGGGCTTAGAACGCGTGAGGCGATCGTCAAACTTTTCGAAAACAGAGGATAATTTACTATGTCAGCAGTAGACCAATTCGAAGACGATCTATTGGATTTGATCTTCACTAACGTCGACGCGCCCAACATCGGGGACGCCGCCGGACTTCAAAATTCAGCGACCGAAGGGAGTCTCCACGTTTCATTAATCACGGACGGAACCGCTGTCGGCGAAACCGATACTTCGCAATTGACCGGCGAAGCGGCTTATGGTTCCTACGCCCGCCAGCCCGTCGGACGGAATATCGCTTCCTGGACGGTCGCTTCCGGCACAGTCGACAACGATTCGCCGATCACCTATCCCCAGGCAACCAGCGGAACGGAAACCGAAGACCAGTTCGGGATCGGCTTCGCCCTGGCGGGCGCGGGATATCTGCAGATTTACGGTTCATTGACCGGAACCCTGGCAGTATCGACAGGTATCACGCCGGAATTTGCGGCGGGCGACCTGGATATTTCAATCAATTAATCGAGGATTTTTAGCTATGGCAAAGTTACAAGATAAAGGGGCGCGCGGCGATACCATCGCCCGCACGGCTTACCGCGTCGGACGCCTAAAGGCAAGGCTGGCCAGGATCGGCGTTTGTCTGAAACGCGCTGTCGACGCTGGCAACGATAAGTTGATCGCGGCGTTCGAGGACGAAAAGGAACTTCGCGAAGCGGAATTGAATTTCCTTTCGAAGAAGTTCAAGGCCGCAACCGCGAATCAGTAATGGGCGCAGTTCAGACGAAGCAAAGCGTCGCGGTCTTCGTTGATTTCGACCGCGTCGTTTTGCGCGTCCACAAACTGGATATTCATTTCCCCTATGTGACCGGATACAAAATCGCCCAGGCGATCCGCGTGTCCGGGAAGCATATCCAAAACTGGTATAACGTTGTCGAGGATTGGAACGAACTAGCCGACGAAGACAACATCGAATCCCGCGACTATTCCAGCGTTCCGGCCAACCGGCAATCGCACCGCGCGAAAAAATGGTCGGTCGAAATCGAGGGCGAAAACGTGATCCTGGTATTCGATGACCGTCGCCTGGAAATGCATTTTTCGGATGCTCACAAAATCGCGCAATGGTTCCGAATCGCTGGCCGCAAGTGTCAGCGGAACGTCGGCGATCCAAACAAGTATCGTTCGGGCCTGGGGATTTTGCGCGACGCAGAGGAAAATTATAAACGCGGGCTTTCGTAATGCCCATTCCTGCCGAAGTTGGAACCCGGACGATTCACACGAACAGTTCCAACGCGAACAACCACACGTTTTCCCATACAACCCCCGCGAGTTGCACGGTTTTATTAATTTGTATCGGCATCGAAGGCGGCGAAGACGTTTCCGGGACGCCCACATTTGACGGGCAAGACCTGACGCTGGTCCATTCGCAAAAGGTGGGCGGCGGCTTCGATAACCAGGACGTTCTATGGCGAATTTATGCGATCGTTGACGTCGCTTCGACAACCGGAAACGTCGTCGTAAATTTTGCGAGTAACGTTAACCCTGGCGTGACTATCGCCTTGAACTATTCGAATTCGCCGATCACGTCGGTCGCCGACGCGGTCAACATAGTTAGTTCGCACTTTGATCTGACGGGTATCGGCGACATTATACAATGGTCTTCCGGCCTTTCCTGGGACCCGCCGACCGATCAACAAACGTCGTTGTTGTATTTATGGGTAATGCAAGGCGCGGACGGTTTGCCAATAACCGATTATTCGGGCATAGACGCGACCGAAGTTTTCACCGGGACAACCGGGTCAAGTACTTCAAACGACTTTTGTTTCGGGTTGCTGGACCTTATGAACGAACCGAATCCGGATGATACCGTTTGGATTATAATGTCGACCAATGACCAGCACGGAAACGTTAGGCTGGCGATCATTCACGCGCACGACCCAATAGCCGCCGACGAAACGATCACGTTTTCCGACGACGCCACTTTGACGGCCCCCGCAGCCGGGGGAATCCAGGGCGCGGCGACGATCACGTTTTCCGATAACGCCGCGATTTCGGCCCTGGCCAAAGGGATCGGAACCGCGACGATTACATTCGCAGACCTGGTGACGCTGGTCGGGGCGGGATTATTGGCCGGATCGGAAACCATCACGTTCACGGCGACCGCGACCGGGATCGCGAAGGGAATGGTCGCTGGCGCGACGACGATCACGTTCGCAGAACTGGCGGCCCTGGTAGGGTCCGGACAACTGCAAGGGTCCGAAGCGATCACGTTCGGCGATACGGCGGCCCTGACAGCAACGGGACAGCTTCAAGGCGCGGCGACGGTCGAATTCGCTGACCTGGCAAACCTTCGGGGTATCGCGGCGATTAGCGGGGCGGCGACGATTACCTTCGCCGACGCTGCGACGCTGTCGGCCCTGTCATTGATATCCGGCGCGACGACCATCACGTTCGGCGACCTGGCGACACTGGTCGGCCAGGGCCGCCTGATCGGTTCGGCCTCGATGACGTTCGCGGACGTCGCCCAATTACTAGCGCGCGGACAACTGCAGGGGTCCGAATCGATCGTTTTTTCCAGCACGGCGGCGGCCCAATTGTTCGGACGGATGACGGCCAGCGAAACCATTCTGTTCGGCGATGTCGCGGCCCTTACTGCTACCGGACAATTACAAGGCGCGGCGACGCTGACGTTTTCAGACCTGGCGACCTTGATCGCGACCGGGTCCCTGGTCGGTTCGGAAACCATTCTATTCGCCGACAATGCCGTCATTACGGCCCTTGCAGCGATTACAGCCGCCGAAACCATTGTATTCAGTGACGACGCGACGTTGACGTCCGGGGGCGCTAACACGATCCAGGGGACCGCGACGATCACATTCAGCGACGTCGCCAGCCTGATCGCGACCGGCCAACTGGTCGGAACTGAAACCATTACATTCACAACCGTCGGGGCGCTGGCCGGTCGGGGCGCGTTGGCGGGTTCAGCCCCGATAGTCTTCGATTCGTTGGCCGCCCTGGTCGCGACCGGGGAACTGGCCGGGTCGACAACGATCACGATCAGCGAACTAGCTGAACTATTGGCGACCGGGTCCCTGGCGGCGGTTGAGTCGATTGTATTTTCGGACGCGGCAACCCTGCAGGGCCGGGGACTATTGGCTGGTTCCGAAACCATTGTATTCAGCGACGCGGCCAACCTGGTCGACGCGGGCGGCGGCCAAATCCAGGGAACGGCGACGATCACATTCGCGGACCTGGCCAACCTGATCGCGCGCGGCCAGTTGCAAGGGGACGCGACGCTGACCTTCGCCGACGTCGCAGCCCTGCAGGGAATCGGACCGTTGCAAGGATCGGAAGCGATCGACTTCGCAGCATCCGGCGACTTGAACGGGATCGGCCCAATCCAGGGAACCGCCCCGATTACCTTCACGGCGACCGGCGACCTGGTCGGCGACGGCGAACTGAAAGGGTCCGCCGCGATCGTGTTTTCGAGCGTTGCCAACCTGTCCGGGATCGGAAGCGGATTCATATCGGGATCGGCAACCATCGAAATCAGTTCGGTCGCGTCCCTGTCAGCCCTGACGCAGATCGCGGCCAGTGAATCGATCGAGTTTTCAACGACCGGCC